AGAGTTGTGGGGTAAGATAACATCAAGTACAGCAGCAGCAGCTCTGGGTCGAATCAAATCAGAGCGCAAATCCAAATCATCCGCAGAAAATGGGCGTAAAGGCGGACGCCCAAAAAAAGAAAAAATAGAGGAATAATCATGAACGACAAAATTACTTTGAGTACGTTCCAAATTTTCCAGAAATTCCCCGAAACTGGCATCAGCCTACCTTCTTGTTAGCAAAGATGGATGTTATTCCGCCATCGTTCATATGAATAATTATCTGTCCCGTGAATTTCCTTTTACCCGGATCACCTTTTCCAGTCTCGTTCTCTTCTATCACCCCATGCTGTTTAAGTAAAGAGATTATTTCATGTTTCATGGGGTTTTTTGTTTTCTCATTTTGCATTTAATGTCCTCAACTAAGTTGCGCGTGTTTAAGAATCTTTTGAACATCAATAATTGGTTCTGGCCTACAACGACAAAGTATGTCTTGACCAGGATGCGTTTGCGGCATTTCATCTTTCCGGCTTTTCCATGTAGCTCCATCATCGTAAGATACTTTAGTGGGATCATCCCAGCGGCATAATAGGCCTTCCATCATATAGTGGTTGCCATGCGCCTCATTACCTTTAGGATATTTCCCGCCAGGCTTACCAACCACCCGCTGATCCTTGACGGTGCGCCACTTATATGTTTCTATTCCGATGGACTGCTGCCGCGCCTGGTTAATATTACCCACCAATTTATTCGTCTGATCCCGCGCAATTACCCGAGCCCGATTCTTTGATACTTTTCCTATCTCCTGAATCTGATCAAGAAGACTTCTGCCTTCCGGCAAGGGTTTTCCCATGTAATTATCGGCGACTGATTTTGCCACTTCACCCAAATAGTCTCGCGGGATAGATTTTATTAAGCCAGCGGCTTCCAGACTAGATCCCTGCAACACTAATTGCATTTCAGGAGTGTCTACCAGCGCCTGAATATCTACGCCCAGGGATTCTTGTAATCCATGGAACATATTATTTCTGGTTATCTGATCCACAGTGGACATCCAGCGCCATATAATATCATCCGATACAATATTATATTCTGTCTGCGCTTCATCGAGAACCTTTTCAATCAGGTCTGCAATTTCATAGGCTGGCGCCCCGGCCGCTACCATTTGCTTTATTCTTTCCGTTGCGGGGAACAAAACCTTTTCCCACAATTTATTCATCTGATTGAGCAGCTCACGCTCACCCCGCGTTTTGGGCGGCGTCATCTTTAAGCGTTTCAACCTTTGCGCTCTCCTAAGACGGTCCATACTCTTTTTTTCTAAAATTAATGGCATATAATTTCCTTAATAGACAGGGATCTGATTTTTATTAATTCTTCATTCTTCCAGAAGGACTCTTTCCTAACTTTCTTTTTATAAAAGGAAACATCCTGACTAATAAGCAAAACAAATCGTATTTTGTTTCTCTCCACCAATAAGGGCCTGTCAAATTGCAGCCAATTATCTCATCATCTTTATCAACAAGAAAGTAGCCCATATTTTCCTCATTAATCGGCATTCGCAAACGGCTTTGTCGTATCGCCTTCCTTCAACCATTGTTTGAATTCATTAATCGTCATAGGTGTTATTGCGCCGAGTCTTTGAACTCCGCGCCCGTCAGAGAATCCCGCCAGATAGAGTTCTTTAGCCTGCGTCATACTAAGCGCACCGAATATGCACTTATGCTCGTCAAATTTGCCGGTGTCGGCGTCATTTTGGTCTACAACAAAGATAAGCTCAGAGTCTTCATGCGGACCGATATAAGCGTCTACATTTTCTCCGTCTTTACCTTCCGTTTTCTTGACATCGCCATAATGACACGGCATTATTACACTCCAGGGTTGGCCATTCTTATCCTTGCCGGAGCGTTCGCTACCGTATGGGTTCTCGATGGAGAAATCGAGGCCGTGCAACTTAATATGGTGTTTCTTATAGTTCCCTGCCTGTTTCTGTCCTTCCGTGGGTCCGTCAAGTATATCAAGGTGAATACGGTTTGCTATTTTGTACTGCCCCTTTCCTTCTTCATAGACAGTCAGCTCTTCGCCTCTTGAATCCACCAGCTTGAGCATCTTGCCTTTTTTGTTCTTGAAAGCGTTCTCGCCTTTGGCTTTTTTGGTGAATCCCAACGCGGCGGCATAGTTTTTGAACTTTGCCCACGTATCTTCGCCTGAATTCTGCTGCTGCCGAGACAATATCCATTCTGAGGCGCCTTCCCTCGTTGAGAAATTATTAGCGAGAATCAGATCGCCATCTACAACATAAAAAGTTTTTGTTTTTGGATCTTCTTTTATTTGAACAGTAAAACCAGCAATATTCTTTCCATCATGGCTATTCTGATGCTTAAAATACTCTATCTGCCGGAGACGTTTATCAGCAGCTTCCTGCGTGTCGTATTCTCCAAGCGTCTTTGATTTGTCACGTGAAAGCACGACCCACTGATCGCCACGCTTTTCAACAAAGTTTTCAAAAGCTGAATTCTCGATATACTGATCGAGCTTGATATAATAATCAGGATCTTCCGCAAGGTGATCAAGAACAATCTTGGCCATAGCCACTTCGTCGCCGTGCGTGGTATTAAAATGCTCCTGTTCGACAGAGAGGCCTTTCACAAACTGTTCTCGATCTATGCGTTCAGGATCACCGCCGGCCGCTTTGATCAGCAAGGAAATGGAATCTGCATTTTTGATATATACATTTCGCAACTTCTTTATTTCTTCTTCCGGATTCGCCGGCGGCAATTCTTTTTCTCCGCCAAGTCCCGTATCTTTAATATTGGAGATATCGGTTTGATCCAGTTGGATGGAGAAGACATTTTTCAGATTTAGTTCATCAATAAACTTCTCATCGGTCATCGCGTTTGTGTTGTCCCGTACCTTTATCGCATTATCAATAACTAAGGCTGCTCTTTCGGCCTCCTCTTTTTCGGAAAGGTTCCACAATGGAGGGAATTTAAACGTCAGTTTTTCGCGTGCCGCCGGCCATTCTTTCGAAAACATATTATAGCCTATCATATCGTAAGTTCGGCGCAGCGCAGGCTCGATCCGCAGGAGTTGATAGCTATCGAGCATGTTATAATAATTCTCCAGATCGCTTTCGCCGGTGGCATTGAGTCCTCCGGGCGCCTGACCGATAAATCGTGTCGCCGGAATATCGGAAGCCGCCGAGAGCACCTGTATGAAGGTAATGATCAATTCGGGCACAGAACCGAAAGACGCAGCGGACTGAGAGATATTAACTCTGTCAGCATCAACAAGCGCAGCACGAAAGATACTGAGGTTGTTGGCAATTTCTTTTAATTTTTTTAATGATGCATTTCCGGGTGTAGTTCCTGCCAAATCCTGCAAACCAGAGACAGCTGCTATGATAGCGTTGTTTGTCTGTATAAGCTGATAGGCCGCCTGGCGGGTTCCGACTGCCTTCACAATATCATCCCAAATCGGCGCCAACTTCGAAGGGCCGAAGCCAGCAAGATTTGAACGGAAATTCGTCAGCGCGAAATCATAAGGATCAAAAAGAGGTTCTCCATCCCAGACCAAACACCGGCTCACATGCACGCCTTCGCCATTGATAAGATACTTTGTAGGACGCATGTAATATTCTGACAAGGGGTTTGTGTCCCAGGTCATCCGGCTGATCCGGCTGATAGGAATAGCATTAAAAAAACGGAGCGCCGATCCTTCCCTTGGATTATAGCGTTTATCGGTATTGTCTTCATTGCTGTCGAGACCCAGGAAGGTAAGACAACCGCCCAGCAGTCGTTCGAGCATAAGAGAACGCGAAAGCACATGCAGAAAGTTCATCTGCTTGAGCTTCAACGCAATAGCTTTCGCTATTTCTTCCTCAAGGCCCTCGGCAATCCATTCCTTCCTCAACGCATCTTCCACTGGTATGCGCACTATCTTCCGCGCTTCCCAGCTTGTCTCGTACAGATGCACGTATTGCCGCCAGCGATATACAAAATCATTGCTATCGTACGGATTGCCTGAATACATGGGTACCGATTGCCATGCGCCTCTATCACCGGCACCTTGCGCTCCCGACGCGCCGGAAAAAGTGGCATTCTGGATTCTCTGCCGCGTGCGTTCGCGTGCTTTGTTCACTGTCAATTGTGGCCCGACTACTCGTTGCATATGTTTTCCTTTTTTATCGGAGGGGCTTATCACCCCTCCGTGGTTAATTAATTACTGGCCGGCGCAACTTCCATCGGCACAGCCGGATGCAGCACTACTTTTTAAGATATTTAACCTGTTCAATTAACTGTGCCATTGGCAAGCCAAGCAACGTCTTTCCCGTACTTAGAAGCCAGTCAATATCACACAGGGCATAAGCCTCATCGCAATAAGAAGTAAAAAACTTCTTAGTCATTCGATAGTGCTTACCCCACGAAATCAAGTCAAACCCGTCCTTATCATAACCCGTGAGAATTATAGCGTGACCGCCCTCGATTTGACTGTTCTTGTCTACATCCCAAACATCTGGTATTTGCTCCGCCATAATGTTATCAGGTACTTCTATACCGATATATGCAACGCCCGTTTCGTAGATACATTGCTTCACATCGTTAAGGTTACGGACATCAACCTCTATGAAAGACCTCAATTTGTGCCGTGTCTCGCTGTTGAAACCTGTCGGCGCACCTACATTGAGAAGGTAGGATAGAACGCTTTGTTCTACCCCGCCTTGATCAGTTTCAGGAGTTCCGGTATATCCGCAAGATTCTCGATAGAGTTTAAGAACATCTATATCCGGTTCAGTTATCATTCCATCTGTTTTGTTGGTATGGAAAGACCAGACTTGAAGGGCATGGTAATAGGCAGCACAGGTACAATTCCCCAGCTGGTCATTCATCATTACCCCCAAATCATCATAAGGTGGGGTATAATCCACTTGCGCCGGAATAGGAATATGTTTGGCCAATCGCTTTAGTGCTGAGAAACAAGGCACCCTAGGATCATATATTCTGGGTAGGCGTCCGAGCTTCATCTTTTACCTGCCTTTAACCTCTTGGCAGAAACGGCCTGAGTCGTCTTGATACCGTCAACAATACCCTGAATGGCTGCAATCATGTCTGCGTTCA